AATTACATCATTGAGGTCCACTGCTTCAGTACTGGCCATCCAGCCACTGCTTTCTTCTGCAGTATGGAGGTCGACACCGGTCTCATGTACGGTGTCCACGTCTCTAGTTCTATAGACATGACCCAACCGTTCGAAGTGATTCGTGGCTGGGTGCGAATTGTCGTCAATGGTGATGACAACATCGTCTCGCACGGTCCAAGTGTGAAGTTTGATGTTGGAAAATTCGTGAAAGCTCTTGCCACCATTGGTTATGAGTATACCAACCCCCGTAAGAATGGAGGTCCTCCTGAAGAACATGACAATGTTGAGGGTCTCACCTATCTTAAGAGGGGTTTCAGACAGGGTGAATGCGGCCAACTCGTGGCCCCCCTTCACCTGCCGGTCGTGCACATGATCGCCATGTTCAACAAGCCCGGAGTCGATGCTATTCCACACCTCCGTGAGCAAATCGAGGTGCAGCTTGTTGAGTACTCGTTGCACCCCAAGGCAGATGTTGCCCATTGGATGCTTGAGCTTCGAAAGCAAGCGTCCGAGAAAATCACATATATTCCCAAGCTGCCCTCACACGCTGCTTACCAAGCCTCATCTTGTAAGCTCGACCGCGAGGGGTTCGTCCAGCAAGCGGTTGAAACCCAAATGGGTGGACGTCAAAGCGAACATATTCCCCAAGGAGCTTGTCACTCCCGAAGGGTAGTCCCGCAGGGTCTTCGTACCTTACTAATCAGTGGCGTTGCAGACAGATTGACTACTCACTGTGGCCTGGTCCAGACACAGATGAATACAGGGACCGCTTCAACCAAAGATACTTCAACCGAAGGAGGAATAAAAGAGGGTGGATCGAGCTTGGTCTCGACCACAAAGTTCCATGATGAAAAGGAAATGGAAGCCAACAATCCAGGTGGCTTCAAACCGACAGTGGATGTGTCGGCTAGGGCTTCAGCTAGTAGCTCTGGTTACGAGGACATCCAAACTTACGTTCGTAAGCCTGTGCTTGTCGGCGCGGGCGTCGTTACGTCGTCAACTACAACTGCGTTTGGTCATCTATCATTGCCATCCGCAATCCTGTCTAATCCCGCCATCGTTCGCAAGCTCGATGGTTTTCTTGGGGCCCGTTTTACAATGGTCATCGAGGTCAGGGTCAATGGTTCGTCCTTCCAACAGGGGTTGTTGCTCTTCAAATACATCCCTTTCGCTCACAATTCTAC